TCCATAGTGGGGGAAGTTAGACGCCCGAAAGGAGTTCGCCCACTACGATCAATCGTTCCAAGAACAGCGGAGAAAGTTTTGTTTGAGCGAGGCTGCTTCGTAATAAAAACCTTCTTGAACTCTTTGGTTACGGGAACTTTCTGCTCGGAAACTGCCCACACAGTGCGGAGCCACTTCTCAAACCACGCGAGTTTGGCTTTGTTTCGGTTGGCGATCGCCTCTTTACGAGCGTCGAATGGTGTGCTCTTCTTGCGAACAATGGAGTCCCACTTTTCAACCTCGTCTAGATCAACGTAACCAGCTTTCTCAGCTTTGCCAACGTAGTAAGTTGTGCGAGAAGGCCGAGTATCAGAGTTGAGAATCTCGAGCGCCTCTTCAAGAGTAGAAACTTCACCTTTGAGGGCACGCCGCAAAAACTCATTCTGACCGTAAGTAGTGCGGATTTCAACGTTTGTGTAGATTTCTTTACCGGATGCCATACCCCTCTGGTCAGAGAGGAGGGAACGGCAAGCCCAACGCCAGTACTCATAGGCTTTCGTACCGGGGGCGATTTCTTTCGCTGCTTTCACTGCGTTCTTACGGAATGCCACCACAAGAGTTCCGTCGGGAGCAAACACATCGCAGTCTTCGTTGATCAACTCCTTGCAATCTGCAAGGGTTGGGCGCTCACCGAGCCTGTCTTTATCGAACGGAAGAAGTTCAGTTAGCTGTATGGACCTTACCATGGTTTTAATTCAGGTTGTTCAATCACAGTTTTACCCACGTTCCAAGATAGCCTAACAAGCTGAAACGTATACACAAAAAGAGAGCGGTTTCCCGCCCTCACTGATCGTACTCGTAAGTTTCAAACGCAGCGTTCAAGATCGATTTCATCTTGCGAGCCAGGTCCAGGTCTTTACCACAGTAAATCGTGGTCTTCAGCATGTCGGAGAACACTTCGGGCTCTTCTTTGGTAACAGGTACATCGTAGAAGTTAACCCGATACTTCACGCCCGTTCTGTCGCAAATCTCATTGATTTGCCGAGCTTTATCGATGAAGTTCTGGCCGTGTCCTTTGATGCCGTCATCTTTACCGACTTGATCCAGCCATTTGTGAACCATTTCATGCAGAAGTGTGCTTCGCACTTGAATGGGGTCGAGGGCTGCTTTCCGGGCGATCTTAATCATACCGGTTCCGCGTTGATTGCCCGGTTTGTAATAACCCCAGAGTTTTCGGAATCGGCCCTCCCACTTCAACTCGGGGTAGACATTGCGTTGATCGCCGTTCGCGTCCGTCTTCTCGATTACTCGAAGAACTCGAAGATTTCCGTCGAAGTATTTAGCATTGAACTCCGCGTACAACTCACCGAGGTCGTAGATCGAAGTAGGATCAGGGCAGAAAGCCTGAAAGAAAGAGGATGAGACAGTTGTTTTGAATTCCATGTTATTCGCCCTCAGTCGAAACGGGAGCCTATGTACGGGCCAGGGGCCTCCAGGAAATTAACCGCAGCGGCGATTCCGTCCTTGGTGAGAGCAAATTGCACCCCCGTACGGGTTTCCCCTTCAACAAGGAAAATTTCCCAACGAGTATAGCCACGGTGATCAAGAACAGCTTCGTAAGTCATCCCTGTCAAGGGGGAAACGTAGGTTAGGGGGGGAGTAGGAGTGAGTTCGTTCATGCCTTTATTATGCCTCATTTCGTCTCGAAAGTAAAGGGGGTAAACCGCCCAGCGAGGTACGGGAAACCGCCCTACCCCAGTTTGGATTCTGGTTCGTTGAACCTGGCTAGAAGGTCGGGGGCATAATCTTCCGCCAAGTCCCAAATCTCAACCCACGGTTTCCAGACAATTTCCTCGTAGTGTAAATCCCAGACTATTTGACGCATTCGTTCCAGAGTCATTTCGGATACGATTCCGTCAGTAATCGCGGAGGCAATTTCCCCACGATCTTCTTCAATCCAGTGTTCGGGTTTTTTCATGATTACCAGGGTGTCATGTCAGGTGATTACGAAATCGTCCGAGCGGCGTTTCTGAATTTGCGCCACTTTGAACAGGATCAAATAACCAACAAGGTCAGAGATGACATCTTCGTCCTCATCGTCTTGAGCATTTCGCAACCTGCTGAGTTTGTCATCGAGGCGAACTTTTAACTGCTCAAGCGTGCTTGCTTTGCTGAAGATTCTCACCGGTTTCAGGGCAGAATCTCCATACTTTCGATTCTTTTCAAGGAGCATACCCTTGATTTCATCGCAGACCTGCGCTATGTCTTGTTGAGATTGGTTTTCCATTAACGACTGAAGTAGGAACGGTAGAAGGCTTGGTACCGTGCGAATTTATGGACGGAAGGTTCGACTCCAAGCGACCAGCAACACTCACAATACGACAGAAACTCGTACCAGGGAGTTGTTGGATCCAGTGCAGGCATCACAACTTTCCGCCAACTGTACCAGTATAACCGCTTCCGCCCGCTGGGAAACCCTCTTGTTTAGCTTTTAGATACCACCTCGTAGAGGAGATGCATTGTTCTTCCGTTGAGGAAGTTACCAATAGTTCTCCGGTCTTGTGAACGGACACATAAGTTCCCCAACGTTGATTTTTCACATAGAAACAATCGTCAATCACTTTGGCGTTGTCCGGCTTCCCAACCCATTCGGAAGGATGTTCGCAACCATTCGTAGAGTTCTTTCTCGTCTCCTCGGACACAGGCTCCCCAGAATCTTTCTTCCCTGAAGCCATGCCCTTCGGGTTCGTCGAACCACCTGTAAAATTCATTGACTTGTTCACTAGATGTCCAGATTGTTTTCGAATTAGTTCGAGTCGTTTCGACATTAAAGTTAGTCACGTTGCCTCCAATCTTCGCTTTTATCTTGACGAAACCAGTTTGCCAGGTCTATCGGATCTTGGGGACCAATTAAGTGGTTTGATGGGTCTGGATCTCCTAAATCCATTCCCTCGATCAACTCGTCAAGACTACCTTTCTCCGGAGTTCCGTTGATCGCACGTCTTCGTCCTCGGCGAAGAATCTCGGCTGCGGAACGATTGTGCTCGGCCCATTTAGTCGCCCATGTCATTTCTTCAAGACTGACATTCAAACCATCGGCAATCCTCACAGCAATATCTTCTAACCGTAAACGAGTTTGTGTAGAGAGCATTTTGCTTTCGCGAACGATCAATTTTACCTCAGACTGCGGAAGTAAGTGCCTCGAAGAAAGCAATCCTCGCCGTCTTATTTAAACCATCCACCCCAAATCGCCCACAGAAGTCGAGAATTGTTTTATCCATGGCCGAAGGGAAGTAGGGGTCAAAGGTTCCGTACCGGACGTACGTCATGAACTGATCGTTTACAATTTTGCGAAACTCCTGAAGGTCGTCGGAGTTGAACTCAACAGTCTGAGTTGTAGGGTTATAGCCTTGAAAGTTAATCAGCATTGTTCTGGTTGTTCGGGTGTTTATTGGTCGATTGCAGATTTCTGCATCATCGTGAAAGCGTCGCGAAAACCTTCCCATCGCGCCACGTCCTCCGGATTACCCGTCCCCCAAGTTCCATATTTCTGGTTGTAGGCCTCTAAGGCAGGGGAGAGACTATACTTAACGCAATGATCATCGTACAGTGCTGCGAGCTTTTGAGCGGCAGAAACAAAAGAGTCCGTCGGAGTTGTAGGCTCATAGTCATCCAACATATCGCAAAGAGCTTCAACTTCCTCTTCGGTGAAGAAACATTGAATGTCCCCTTTTTCGTAAATAGAAGTTTCTTTGTTCGGCGAACTCAGCGGCATTGCTCTTGTTTTTGGGTGTAGTAGTGAGGAAAAAGCTCTTGAAGCAGAACATCGCAAGCAGCGTGAGATTTGCCGCTAATCCTTGTATCTTCCAGCTGATATTTCCGAATCTGCTGGTATAGGTGTCGGTATTCTTCAGGTGTCATTCAGGTAGCTCGAGGTCAATGTAATCGGCAAGGTCGTTGAAAGTCGCAGTTTCGTTCCACAAAAGAGCTCCGTACTCAAGAGCACCTTTCTCGCAAGCTCGGTCACTTTCCTGAGTAAGTTGAAACGCTTCATTGCGAAGAGCCTGCACAATGTTGCGAGCATCGTGAAGGCTGAGGGTGAAGGTGAATGTGTCGTTTTCCATGACTTAAGCATAGCTCATTTCCGCCCTCGGCGAAAGGAGGGCAAACCGCCCTAACGGGGAGGGGAAACCGTCCTCACCGGTTGGTCCCCCTTACCCCTCAGGGACTTCACCAGAAGCTCGGTATATTTTTCCTGGGTTTTATGATCAAGCGCCATAAGATGATTATTCATCTCCGACCGCAAAGCTACTAGCTGGTCCCACTCGTCTTGTTCCATAATTTCACCTGTTGACGTGAATTACGGGAACTCCGTTCATTCTTAACATTCTGACGTTAGAGTCGTGGTCGTCTACCCAAACCTGCGGATCTCCGTAAATACTTCGAATTTCCTGCAAATGTTCGAATTTAACTTCTTGGTCAGGGATACCCTCGTCTTCGTCTCTCCGCATGAAAGTTCGAGAGGGTTTGAGGCCATGCCCGGATAACCACTGCTCGGTTTGCCCCCTGAATCGTTCAGGTCTCGCAGTTGAAATTAAAAGGGGACGTTCTGCTTGCAACGCAATCGCAACAAGCACCATCGCTGGGTTCTCTCTAAGAGAAAGAAGATTGTCCTCGTTGTAAGGCTCAGCGGTGAGAGTCCCGTCTATGTCAAACACGATTGGTTTATTCACAGGAGGTTCGCCTGCAGAGTGTCAAGCTGTTGAAGCAATGTGTTCATCTTTTCTGCCGCTTGGACTGCGTTTTCAAGCTGGTTTCGAGTTACATAGGTCGTCACAATCTGCGACTGTTTCGTCCTGAAAGTATCCGCGTATGAGTCTACGCACATCGCCAGGATTGACCACTGTTCGTTCGTAAGATTTACGGAACGACGAATCTCCTCGTCAGGTTGATCGGCTAAAACTACAATTTCTGATTCAGAGGTCATGTTTGGATTCCATTTCTCGGGTGAGTTCTTTTGCGATTCTTTGGGCATTTCGATGAATCTCGAAGCGAACCCACGGACTTCTTGGATGGAAGCGAACTAGATAGTAAATCCTCGCAAAGAATATACCACCCAGCTTGACTTTCATCACTAGCCAATCGTAGATGTTAGCATCCTGCGCAATCGCATACGCTAAGAACGAGAATAAAGTCAACCAAACAAGAGTTACTAGGCTCATGAGATAAGAAGTTCGGAGTTTATCGCCGAGAGCCAAGTATTTACGATCCGTTTCAATTTAACATCATCGATGTTATCACCGTTTATACTAACATTTATGTCAGTATCATGATTCTCATCGAATGAGCGAAAATCTAAGGAGATGTTGTTCCGTTCAGTGTTCATGGTTTTGTTTGTGAAGATTATTTAGCAGAAAAAAGCCTTCAATTTTACTGAAGACTTCTACAGGAACCCCGTTTGCGAAAAACACGCTAGTTAACCACCACCGACCGTCGTCTGACCGGTACACTTTACCGACATACTTTCGAGTGACTGCGCACTTGTATGTCACAGCGGTGGGGTAACACTCGTCAACCAACAAGGGGGATTGGTATTCCACTTTATCGTACCTGACGGACCATATCCCAGAACTCAGCCCTTGGACGTTCATTTGGTTTCACCTTCACAGGGTTAAGAGTTGCTTTTCTCCGTTTAAGAATTTCCCAAAGACCTGCTTTGAGGCGAGGATCGGTAGTGGTATTATACGCTTCAACGAGTTTGGTAAACGCCTCGTCGGGCCGAGGAATCCGTAAATTGTCTTTCTTAAGAATTTGTTTAGAAAGGTCAAGGGATTCGCGTTTTCCTTGAACTTTGGCGCGTCCGAAGTTCCCTGTGTGTGTCCCGGTAGTGCGCAGGCCGTGGTTGGTTTTGTTTTCCATGAATTAAGCATAGCTCATTTTCGCCGCAGGCGAAAGGGGGTAAACCGCCCTCACGGGTACGGGAAACCGTCCTCAGCTTGATCTTTCATTTTCTTTGCAACTTCTTTGCTTTGCTCCTGGATTCGGAGTCGGCGCTGGTGCTCAGCTTCGTCCCTAACAGGGCCGGAATAGGGACGACCCTTTTTCTTTTCCTCGTTGAAGATGTCAAAGAGGGCATCAGTGAGTTCGTCGCAAGCGATGCCGTATCCCACCTTCTTGCCTACAGTTTCCCAGATGCGGTCGTAGAGGGTGTCAGTCATTGTCCTCATTTTTTCGGTTATCTTGCATCCAGGCTAGCAGCCGTTGACGCCTATTCCACTCGTCAAGAGCAATGTTAAAGTTCCCTCTTGACACACCTTCTAGTACCCTAATCAAGTCCGGTATAGACTCCATGTTACCGTGAAGTCTGTGCCACCTCTTTACATCGGAATACGATATTGTCTTGTAGTAGTTGTCCCTAATCCACTTGGCCATTAGTCCGAAGGTTTCTTCTGAGAGTTCTTGTTTACTTAAAGTTTCAGCCATGGATTAGAGCCTCTATTACGGGAGTAACGGCATCGTGGGCAAAATTTTGAAGAGCAATGGCCTCACGCTGGTGGTGAGGCTCAGGTCTCGCTTCGGCGTTGAACGCATCCAGCACCGCCTGCGCCGCAGGGCTCAAGGATTCAGCCACGATTCCAGCCCGAGCCGCAGCCACAACGAGAAGCCGTGCTGGCCTCGGGTGTCCAGCCACTCCGCCACAGCCAGGATCGCGGCGCGGGCTTCGCCTGTCCATGTCTCTTCCTCTGCCACTGCAACGGCTGCCGCCACCCGCTCCACCAGCCCACCGGCCGGGGCGGGGACCATTTTGCTGACGTCAGCAAAGTGGTTGGCGGCAGCCTCAAGGGCTTCCAGGCGCCGGATGATGTCTTTCTGCGTGTCCATGAGGGTAGCGACCTCTTGTTCGACAGTTTCCAATTGATTCATTGTTGTTTATTAAGAAAGGAAAGAAAAAGGCCGCGCTCAGGCGCAATCAGCGTAGGTAGAAAACCAATCAACCGGAAGTTCGCCTTCGGCAATAGCATTCTGAACCGCAAACCAGGTGGCTACGACAGTGTCGAGTTCGAGCATCTTAGGCACGTAGAGGCGCTCCACCAGGGGCTCAATTTCGGAGAGCAGCCGGGTGAATCCAGCCACAGTGGGATCATAACCAGCCCAACCCTCATCATCTTTGATGGCATTGTGAACCTCAAGAGCGGCAGCCAGGATCAGGTCAGTCATTTCGGTGACAGCCGTTTCTTCAAACGGTCCTTCGTATCGTTGGAAGGAGGCCAGCGCATCAGCCAGCTCAGCGCATAGGGCGCGGAAGTCGGGGGTGGTCACTTGATTCATTTCCATGCTATAAGCATAGCTCATTTTGCCTCCCGGCGAAAGGGGGTAAACCGCCCTGCCAGGTACGGGAAACCGCCCCGACTCACGAACAGCCAAGGGTTTGAAGAATTTTATCTTTCCTCTTCAAAATCTGCTTAAACTCCAAACCCTCAAAGAGGTCCTCAACGTGAGAAGGTATCGGCGGACTTGAAGAGAACCAAGTCAAATCCGGCAAGTTGTTCTCTAGCGTCACGAGACGCAAATTAGCCAGAAAAGTCCCCGCGTCATTCTTAACCTTTGGGTGAAGGGCAATTCTGTCAGCGCCACTTAGAAAAGTGTCCCCTTCGCTACAAAGTCCCTTCGGGCGACTATCTTCAATTATTTTCACTGCTGTTTTCGGCCCGATCCCTTTGATACCAGCGACGTTATCGCTGCTGTCTCCAGCAAGTGCCTTAAAGTACTTCACCTCGACGGGAAACACACCAAAATGTTTCAACACACCATCAATGTCTACTAGCTCCATCTTCTTCGCGGAGTTAAAGAGCAAGACCTTGACTTTGTTTGAAACTAGCTGCAGAAGGTCTTTGTCACATGTTAGGATGTGAACTTCTGAGTACGCGACTGAATGACGCGAAATATGGGCGATTACGTCGTCGGCCTCGTACCCCGGTGCCCTTACGACCGTCATGCCAAGCGTGGGAAGCACTTCATCAAGCAAGAGCCCTTGATCTGCGTAATGGGCAATGTTTTCGCTCTCCCGGTTCGCCTTGTAATCGGCGGACTCTCTCTTGCGCCAGTTATTTCCACCTTCCGCGCAAGGAATGACGCAATCATACTCATACTTCCCCATGATTGCAAACAATGCGTTCAGAAAACCCATTGTCCCAGTCACGGGGATACCAGCTGAAGTTGTTAGCTCACCGCATGTTCGCATCAAAGCGGAACGCGACCGGTGAAAAAGGGCAGATGTATCCACCAAAAGAAGTCGTTTCATTCGCCGATCAAGTCAAACTGCATAATGGTGTCCTGAGTGTTATTATACGCCGTAAGTACCCGAGTATGATAAGCGGCAGTGTCTATACAAATACCGTTGGGGATACGGTAAGGAAGCGAATTTTTCGGGGTGTGGCCAAACACAATCTTCTTCAGATGCGGAGTCCATTGTTCAAACTGGGGGCCGGTACTCAGAAACGGCTCACGTTGCCAAAGAAAGGTCTCCCGCAGGTATTCAGTTGCCATCCAATCCTGGGGGTTTCTGCCCGGAGGAGTGCCCGCATGCGTAAACATTGTATCACCAACCGTCACATAGTAAGGCAACTGACGAAGCCACCCGGAGTGCTCTGCGAGCAACTCAAAGTTCTCGTAATCTCCGCCGTTGTGAACCCAATCGCTCAATCCCCATCCGTCTACAGCATTGATGAACATTTGCTCGTGGTTACCCTTGAGCACTGTGAAAGTTTCCAGGCCAAGCAGGTCGGGATTCTCAAGAAGTTGGCGAGTGCGAAGCAGAACCGCCTCGTCTTGACCCCCTCGGTCAATCAGATCTCCTAGTAGAATAACACGGGCACCGGTGTCCTTCACCCAGTCAAGAAACCGGAAGAACAGCTGTGCCATGCCGTGGATATCTCCAACGGCAATCACGTCACCGGGGTTAATTTTGTCATTGTAGTTGAACATTAGTTAATAAACGAACGTTACGCGATCAAATTCTTCGTCCAAGATGTTACGCGTCGAACTCTTGAATCGTTCGTGGGTCTGGGTAACCACCCACTCAGGTACTTTTCGGGAACGGGAGAAGTTTTGAGAGAGGCAAACAGCGAGAGGTTTGTCAACCACCACGGCCTCGATATTACCGTAACCGAAAGACTTCAGAAGCGCGATTGCCTCAGAGCGGTACGATTTGCGATAGTGAGTACCGTCCAGTACAACATTACGACCCAAAGCAGCAGCGTTAGCAACTTGCTCTGCAATGCGGTCATGAATCTCCACCCAGTTTCCCTGGATTGAGGCGTCACCGTACAGTTCAGCACGGATATCGTCACCGGAGATAATAACAGCATTTTCAACTTCTGCGATTTTCTGCGCTTGGAAAGTCTTTCCGGAACCTTGGCAACCAACCATCACGTAAGCAGTCATGGCGTTCATATCAAGCATCCTCCAGCATCAGCGCGATGTTTTCCAAGCAGCTGGCCATATATCCGGCAGCGTAGGCGTAACCATGGGTTACTTCGTTTCCCGGTTGCAAGGCCATTTCCCGGGCTTCCAGGGCCATGCGAACTCGGAACAGGATTTTCTCTTTCTTGAAGTAGGTCACAGTCGTTTCATTCGTCATGTAACTACTATAGCGCCTTTTGGCCGAAAGGTAAAGGGGGGCAACCGCCCTCGTGGGTACGGTTATCCGCCTTGTTGAGAAGCTTCATAAAACTTCCAACGGTCCAGCCACTCTTTCCAGGGATTGGAATCGTCAATTACCCCTTGGTCAAGATTCACGAAGTCTTGAATTATTCGTGCGGCATCTTGAAGGTCCTCGTCATTCCAAGGTTCCTGGGGAAAGATGTTCTGGTTGGGAGTTGCGAGAAGGAGGTTACGCAGCTTGGTCTTTAGAATTTCTGTGGTCATGGTGAAGCTCCTCTTTACGAAGAATCATTGCCAAGGCAGTCGCGTATTCATCTCCACCATACAGACCGATAAGATCCTGGAGGAAATCCTCCGCATCGAGGAAGAATCGCATTTGCGTCGAAGAGTTGGTTCGGCGGTTGATGATTGTCGGACAGTCATAGACTTCTCCGAGTTTTCTCGCCATTTCCTGCTGATCGGAACCGAGAACAATCGCGGCTTCCTTCCAGAAGGAAGATTCTACAGCTTTTGAGACTGCTTCGTACGGGCTCTTGGCTTTGTTAAAGTATACCCGATTCATGTCCAGTTTCGCTTCTCGGCACAGGTGCGTTAGAAGAAGCACACGAAGGTCCCAATCGTTGTTTTTAACTCCTTCGGACACGTAAACGTGGGCTTCATCGCCGTGGGCGAGCATCATTTGAATAAGCTCAATATGCCCCGAATGAGGTATATTCATCCGAGCAAAAGTTACGGTGCGCTCGTAACGGATAGGCTCAGTTTTCATTGGTGTTGTTGCAGAAGATGACGTAAAAAACAAGCATTCCGACGAAACCGGTCACCATGAGGACAGTTTGACCCGTAACCAGTGCGCCCAAAAACATTCCGAAGAACAGGGAGGTGAGCCGGGAACTGAGCCGACGCGAGGGGAGTCTGAATTTCATACTTTAACTATAGCGCCTTTTCGCTGCAGACGAAAGGGGGCAAACCGCCCCTCTCAGGTACGGTTAACCGCCCTCCTCACTGTCAAACGTGAAATACTCGTAAATTTCGCTCATAACGCATTCCTCGATGTGCGCTATGATTGACCCTTCGTTCGGATTTTCCACGTGTTTGTGGGCTCGTGCGTATCCCCGCCTCACACCCTGTTCAATCGCCATCTCCAGGGTGACTCTAGCCTTCGGTTTCATCGTCGTCTCCCCACCTTATAACAAGGTGATTATAGGTGCCTGCGAAGTAGTGGTAAAGTTGTCGAGCGAAGATCTCGTACGGCTCGCCTTGCCCTTCGATGGCGGAAGTTACCGCCACTTGCCAGAAGATTCGAAGGTCGTCTTTTTCAGGGAGTGGCTTCATCGTATTCCAGTATCAAAGAGGTTTTTGAGTTCGTGATAAACAACCACCAGTTCTTTATCAGTGTTAGAAATCCACTATCCCTTTCAGTTCGTAGAAGTTGATAGAGTTCTTTTGCTTGTTCCTCTGTGGGAGCAAGATGGTAAGTTTTACTGATTTTAATCATTTTAATTTCCTCCAATTCAATTGCTTCAATCATTCTTCACCCTCTGCAATTTTCCAGTGTTTGTCCTGCAAATCACCGAAACGGCTTGTTCCGGTTCTTGTGCTCACCCAAAAGAAATATCTGCCGCCCTCACCCTCCAGGAACAATTCGCTTCCGGTGTCTTGATGAACTACACACCACGGGTTTCCGTTCATGGAATTTGCCAGGCGATTCTCCGCCTTCGACGAAAGTGGCTTGACGGTTACGGTGCGTTCAGTCATTCTTGCAGACTCCAGCGTAGATTCAACCATTCAAGAAAGGTTGGAACAAATTTGTCTTGATAGTAAGGGTCCAAGTCCCAAGGTACAGCGTGAAAAAGGTCTTTGTTTACCTGTCCAAGATAGTTCATGTATGCTTGCCCAAGACGTAGATGTTGTTTGTGCTCCTGATAGTAAGCCTCTGCGCCCACTAGATATTGGTTGAAAGTGCATCTTGTCATACAGAGGAAAGCTCCTTAAGGTTGAGACGCTTTGCGTCGTGAGCGTAGTGGAAGAACCCGCAGTTGGTTCCTTGCCACATCCGAGTCGGATTGCAAGCATGCTTATCAGCAAGGTTTCCAGATTGTGCACGCATTGCTTTCAGCGCCTTCACACATTCCTCGTAAGAAACATTCAGGTCGGTTTCAACGCGCCACAGCAGGCGATAGGACTGGTTGCGGAAGCGACCGTCATTGGAAAAAGTGAAGTAACCGAGCCAAGGCTTCATGCCGAAGTAACCAAACCACTGGACCATATCGTTACCGGAAACTTCACAAACGTCAAAGTCGAGACCGACAAGCGTTTGAGTGCGCCAGCAGAGCTTTTCAAACTGGAGTTCCATCAGATCGCGACCGTTCAGAAGACCGCCGTAAAAAGGGCAACCTTTCTCAGTCACAAGGCGAATAAATTCATGCTCGTGCAGCGCCTCCCAAGGACGCTGAATCATGCGCTCACGGAGTTTACCGTACTCCTGCAGAGTTTCGGGCTTGGACTGACGGGGATCGCCGAGGTGGCAGAGGATTTTGTTCATGATATAACTATAGCGTGGTTTGGCTGTTTTGGAAAGGGGGGAAACCGCCCCGAAAGGTACGGTTAACCGGCCACATCCAGGGAATAGGTGGCTCCTACATCAAAACCAACTGTGAAACCCTCCATGTAGATTGTTTTGCCAAACTTCAAGAGTTGATCTTCCCATCCTTCCCAATACTCGGAGTTCGCCCCGTCATCTTTTTCACCCGTGAAACTATCTAATCCGGACGATTTAGCAAGTTCAAGGATTTGTTCGTCAGTCATTTCACTACGGCAAGTTGTTTTTTCAGAGCGCGAAGCGCCTCTTTGCGGGCACGTACTTGGCCCTTGCACAGACCTTTCGTCTGCTTGCGTTTTCCGGAGTTATGTTGCCAATTCGGTACTTTACTCATTTTCAACCTCTTGCAGGAGCTGGGTGAATGCGTCGATCGCAGCTTGGTTGCAGTTGTCTTTCTTCAGACAATAAATGTAATGCTCAAGAGCCTCTTCAAGCATGGTCTTGCGGAATTCCGCAGGGGTGGTCCAATCGGGGTTATTCATGCTTTAAGCATAGCTCAAAAGGCGGTCCCCGTAAAGCCGGGAAACCGCCCTAAAAGGGTAAGGGAAACCCTACCCGTCGAAAACAGCCTGCAGGGAGCCTAACCCGGTGGCTAGGCCCACCGGCCCTCACACGGTGGCGGGCTCGGCAGCGGGCTCTGTGGGAGCGCCTGACGGGACCAGGCCGAAGGCCTCAAGGATGTCAGGGTAGCCTGCCTGCAGAATGGCGTTAACCAGACCGTCATCATCCATCTGAGAAATAGCAGCGCGAACGGCTTCAGAATAACAAATGTTATCGTGGAACTCTTTATTCCCACTTCTTACTGTTTCCAGCAAGGTCAGACTATATCTTCACCCATCACTGGGGCAGGGCATTCGTGGATCCGTTACTGAGTTTCCTCTCGGGATCTAGTCGTTGAACCTTCCAACTTGTGGGTTGGCTTGGCTGCTGATTTCCCTCGCCTCTACGTTAGGGGGTCCCAGCAATTAACCCTGTTTGCTGTAGGGATTACTCCCTAAAGGGGCCTATTCAGTTGACCCGAATCAATTCTCTGAGTGGTGCGTTCTCACAAACGCGGGACACCAGAACGTCCACAACGTCGTCACGATTTTCAATTGCCATAGTAGTGCTTGTATTATTTTGCAAACCCTGTTGAGTGTTTGCTGATTTGATGATAGCGAGTTACAAAGTGAGTAAACTTTGCAACTGACGGAAAAGGTGGGATTCGAACCCACGGAGGTTTTCACCTCGGCAGTTTTCAAGACTGCAGCCTTCAACCACTCGGCCACTTTTCCAGGTAGGAGCAGGGGGACTTGAACCCCCACAGGATTTTATCCCGACGGATTTTAAGTCCGTTGTGTCTACCGATTCCACCATGCTCCCGAATGCCCCCTGCGAGGATCGAACTCGCCTCAGGCGAATTATGAGTTCGCTGCATTCACCAGATTGCTAAAGGAGCAACACCCCGTGCTGGATTCGAACCAGCGGCCGACCGCTTAGAAGGCGGTTGCTCTAGTCCGCTGAGCTAACGGGGCAAGGTTAATGCTAGATCGAAATCCTTCGATAAACAGGTCCCAACGCATTCCGAAAACGGGCTTCAACTGATTTCAGATCAGGTTTGCCCGCAGCTTTCTTATTCGCGTTCTCGTCCTTCCAGAAAATGTTGAACTGGATTAGATTACCGCCAAACTTGTTCAAAGTTTTGTGCAGAAAACCTGGCTGTTGCCTCAACCAACTGGTCCAGATTCTCTCGTCTTCTTTCAGAAAATTTTCCTCGGCCTCAGGGTTAACCTGAAACGAGAGCCGCTCAATGAACATATTCTTCCCACTTGTCAATCGGGCACCGCATGTTTGAAAAGGTGGTCTTGAGTGGCATTACGCACTGACAGATGTCACATTGCATCTTATCTTTCCGGTAATGATCACACTCTTCGCAAATAGTCAGACGCTCACTGGCAACTTTGCGCGGGGCTAATTTCGGGTTGTCGAGCAACCGCTTTGCGGTATCTTTCAAGGAGGCACCGAAACTTCTTCGGCAACATTCGGGCTGATCAGGAGAATCCGGATTGGTCATCGGTCGACTCGGTTACAACTTCTTTCAGAGACATTGGTTGAACGAAGACCCAGCTGTCTCCGGAAATCAAGGGGAGAACAGCCTCATCGTCAAGACCTTCGTATTCGGTCCCATCCTTCATTCTTACCCGATAAAGATCAATCGTCATCTCAATCCCAGTAACGACTTAGGGTCCGAAGGTGTGACAGTATTATACACTCGTCAGCGTGACGGTAAACCGACTTAAGTTTGTTGTGCTGAGCAAAATACTCTAACTCGGAGATGATGGCACGTGTGACGGGGCTGTCAGCAATCCACTCTCGAAACCAGAAAGTATCGAACTTTTCGATGTACTGCCAGAGCGGATCTTGAAGAACCCACGCACGACCGTAGCCATCATAACTCTTGTTAAAGTTAAAATCCCAGTTCAGAAGAAAATTCTCGTAACGCTCCGGATCATCGATCGTAAGTGATTTGCAAAAATCTTCCGCTTCGCTCTTCGTTGATTCCTTGTAGTGAGGGTCGCCCTCAATTCTGAAGGTGACATTGATGATTGTGTAGGGGACGTCTTCGTCTCGCATGTTCCCCGCAGAGGTAACACGGTAGTCCGCCCGGAGGGAGGTGATTGCGATGGACATTTCTTAAACTTCCAAGGGCGAACGTTTGACATGGGTAGGGAAAGAAAAAGGGGAGAGAGCCGAAACCCTTCCCTCATTTATTCATCTGCAGGGTAGGAACGGGCATTCCACCTTCGGTGGGGACGTAGATCGTCACGTTGCCATTCTTAGCGCCATCTTCGATACCAGTGATATACAGGTACTGAAGATACTCTCGGTTATCCTTCAGGCTGTCGCCAATGATTTGGTTGGCTTTGGCAACGCCAGAGGAACGAATGATTTCAGCATCAGCGAGTTGCTGTGCCGAATCTTTCTTTGCCTGTGCTTCTAACACAGCCACTTGACGAGTATACTCCGCCTTCTGAAGTTCTGCTTTACCGGCTAGAGATTGTTGCCACACATTGTATTGTGGACCGCCAATAAAGAAGAGGCCGGCAACTGTAATCAAGCCGATTACAGAAAGGGAAATGACGGGGTCGATGAATCCGTTTTGTTGTTTCATAGTTTTCAAGGTGAGTAGAGAAACGGGGCTGGACCCCGAAGGGTCAGACCGCAGCCAGTTCGGTCAGGACGCGCATCGCACGTTGGTTGATGCGGGCGCCCTGGCCAAACTGAGCGTAGTTGAACCGCCCAGCCACAGTCTTGCGAGAGTAGTTGGAGGCGTATTCGGTCACAGCGTTGAAGGCATCGTAGTAGGTACGACCTTCGTTACCCTTGCCGCTGTAAAACAGTTGGTTAAGCTGGCTTACGAAGGAGTCACGCATCGTCCCGACACCTTTCTGATAGATTTCCTCCAGAGCGTTGCGAAACTGCACCGAGTTGCAAGGAGTGGTAGCCAGCTTGTCAACGTATTGAGAGTATTTCTGCATGGCACCGTTGACGTAGTCAAGGACAGCCGTCGAGGAAAGAACTCGCTCGTTCACACCGACTTGGTGACGGTACTTCTCACTCAGGTCAGCGTAAGCCATTGCGAACGTATTTCCGCAGATGACACGGGTCGCCGAAGGGCCAATCGCGACGGAAGCGTTGCCGACGTGGCCGTTGAGCAGAGTGATATAGGAGCTGTAGTTCTCGCCAATCACATTGAACTCTTGGTTCACTTTGGCTTGGGCGAACACACGGGCACCGTTGTTCAGGTATCCCATGTTTTCGATCGTGAGCAGGCCCTCGTCAACCATCGGGGTGATGAGTTTCAGCAGGTCGGAGTTCTGAACAGTCTCGTAATTCGGGCTGACAGAACCGAGGCAGGCACCGTTATCATCGCGGACAACGGCAACTCGCTCGTCCCACTTGACGGGCTGACCTTGGTCGCCCACGAAGAAGAGAGGACGATGAGAAACGGTCCAGTCGAGATTGTTGGTAACAGCGAAAGCAGGCATTTTTCTTGGTTGGTTTGGTGAAAGTTTTTTAACTGTAACTATTATAGCGGATTTTGGCGAGGAAGTAAAGCGGGTAAACCGCCCTGCCAGGTACGGGAAACCCTACCGCTCGCAGTACTGGCCGGAGCGGGTCCAGCCCACCGGACAGGTGGCTCCGCCGTTCCAGAACACTTGCGTTCCTTGAACAGGGACGCAGGCATTCCCGGAGGCTACCGTTCTGACCGGACACTGGCCGTACTTCAGAACAGGAACGTTTTGAGCCAGGGCCACTTGAGCCAGGGCCAGCGAGAACAAACAGAAAAGAGTGGATTTCATCGAGATGTTTTCAAGTCGTTGATAAAAAGAAAAGATTGATCGTCGTCGTAAGCTCGGGCAAGTTCTAACCCTTCCTTCTGAAGGAGGTTCGCTTCAACGTGATTCCCCCTGAGTAGGTGGAACTCCATTCGGTCGGCCATATCCTCAAGTCGGCAGGCAACGATCAGCTCAAGGTTGACTCTTTTCATTTCCATGCTATAAGCATAACTCATTTTCCGGGTTTTCGAAAGGGGGCAAACCGCCCAAAAAGGGCGGGAAACCGCCCTCACAAGAATTCCACTCCCTGTTTGCGGCTCACGTCGTAGAGCACCAGAGCGGCGTCTTTGTCGCAGAACCAGGAGCGGTTGGTACCACCGCAACCGGCGTCCAGGACCAGATTATTCTCGCTGTAATGAACAACGTGATAGTGTCCGGCCACGCGGGTCCACGACCTTTCGGTCGGTCGCTCCCACCAGAATACGCGACCGTTGCCATCTTTATGACTCGGTCCGTACATCATCAGCTGTTTCGCTTTGCGAGTCACGTCAAAGATCGACAGATTTTCGAAATACTGCGGAACTTCTTGCCAAGAGGGAAAGTACGCATGGGCGCATCTGAACTCCTGGTCTGAACTATCACGAAAACAGTATCCGTAGGGCAGCGTCTCTAACCAACCGCCTACCTCTGACAGGTCCGTGTTGGATTTTTCAAAATCTTCAATCGTGCGGAGCAATTCCGGCGAACGAAAGACATTATTGCCACGAATCAGCCGTTCAAGTTTATCTTGGTGATTACTCCGCAGAATGACTGCGTTCAGGCTACGTTGCGCTTCACGCAGGGTGTTGTAGACTTCAACCGAGTTGCTCAGTTCGCAACGAGAGTCAAACACGTCGCCCAGAAAGACGGGGCGAAGGTTATTCGCAACACAGTAGTCAAGAGCTTGATTCAGAGGCGCAATCTGCGAGTGCAGATCCCCAATTAGTGCGTAAGACATTACTTTACTCAGTGAAACTGGAACCAGTCGAACGGGCGATCGCCGGAGGAAATTTCCAGTTGGTACTCGTAGAAGGTGTCTACAACCTGCTCAACAGGTTCTACTTCCAGGCTGACTTCATCGCGAGCGATAATAAACAGTTCGGCGAACAGTTCGTCAAATTGCTCTTTGGTTCCATCGTAACCGGCGAAACAATCGTCGGAAAGAAGTTCAGCGTGGAGTTGGCAAGCAGCGGTCAGGGCGACGGCTTCGGGTGAGAGATTCATCATGTAATTACTATAGCGCGTTTTGGCAGTTTTCGAAAGGGGGCAGACCGCCCTATTAGGTACGGTTAACCGCCCCAGTCACAGCCCGAGCAACTCGTCCAATTTCTTCGGGGACAATTCCGAAACGTAATGAATGAAGTCACGGCACTTGCCCGACCGGATAGCAAACATGGCACCGGAAACTTTCTGGTGGTTCGCAAGCACGATACCAGCGAACTCCTTCCGAGTGTACTCACGGTAAAGGCCAACAAACCCGTTCACCCAGAAGTTGAGTTCTTCTAGGCGATCCATCAACGGTTGGAACTTCGCACGGAAGTCAGGGAAGTGCAGAAGAAACTCTTCCAAGTCGCCATTGAGGTACAACTCGGAGAAATCCGGCTCCCCGTTACCGCGAACGCGATGCAGTTGAACATAAACGTCAGATTTCACCTTGATACGGTTGCCGTTTGCATCCGACACGATGAAACCTTCATGGTCAGCGCCGCGAGCGTTAGCCGCTGCGAAAACCGCATCCGGATCAGTCAGAAGGAAACCTTCCGCAACACTCCAGTGGCGGTTGAACCACTTGAGGTCCAGTTCGTTGAAGTCGTCCGAGCGATCACGAACGGCCAGCAAACGCAACGTCGGCTCGTCGTATTTCACTACGATACGGTTATCAGGCGAGCAAAGCTCAAACACATAACAGTAGTCCGTATTCAGATCGTTAATGTTGTACCGCATATACCGGAAGGTATCCCAGAACAGCTCCTCAAACGATTTGTCCGACTCACCAACGCTTCCTGCACCACCGACAGAGCCGGAGGTGGAAACAATCCACTGCGAGCCACCCCAAAACAGCTTAATCAGCGAGCCATCATACTTCTCGTGCACCTTGGCGGAAGACCAGTCGATCTCAGCCGCGCCAGGTTCACCCAGGTTAAAGAACCGGTCAAACGCGTAAGCAACCAGGCGGAAATAAGGTGAATGATCCCCGTCATTATCTACACGTTCTACGACAGCACCACGGCAAGCGCAAACAATCGGATCAAATTTATCTGCCGAGATAACACCGTACTTCAGGTTGAAGAGGTTCGGGAACCGGTCGTCGGTGGAGATACGAATGTCGTAGGCGTCAAGAGTCCTAAGCCCGTACGTATTCAGCCAATCGATCAGGTAGTGTCGTAAGTTCATTTCCATGCCTTAAGCATAGCTCATTTTATGCTTCGAGGAAAGGGGGTAAACCGCCCAGCGAGGTACGGGAAACCGTCCTCATCTCACTTCTTTATTGTTTAAAACACGAAGAAAAGGTTTTTCTTGGATCTCTATTTCAGGGTCAATTTTAGTGTCAATCGGGCGAATATACATTGTTGACTCGGACGGAACAATGGCGATCTGAGCGGTTGTTCGCATCTTCTTGTCCCCCGACACCTTTCGCAATGTGTTCATCTGCGGGTCTTCTGAGTATTTCACACAAAGAAGGTCTAACATTTCTTTGGGAGTTTTCGCTTTCTTAACGATTGCTCGAGCAATTTTCAGGCGGGACTCACTGCTTTTTCGAGACATTTTTTCACCGATATCCCCCGTTTTCTGATAACCAGCCCATGCAAGATCAACTCCGTGATTTGTTCTGGCAACTGTTTCTGTCCTCGGAATCTCTTTCAATCTGAACTCGTATTCCCCTTCCTCTGACTCCCCCTCTTTGCAAGGTTTGGTGCAAGCCTCAAGTAGGAAGAGTCGATCTTTATCAAAGATGATGGTGTTTCCTGTCAGTTTTTCCTTTAGGCATGTTTTTATCGCTTTTTTCAAATCCCCCTGAGCTAACGCCTTTTCGATACGATCACCGTCACCACTGTGTTTATCGGAGCTTTTCTCGATTTCCTTTTCGTCGTCTGCTACCTTGAGGCTTGCGGACAAGATACCAACACTGCTACTATTTAGCCCCTCTCGGTACCCCGTCATTTCGTCTACATATAACGTCATATCACCGTTATTTTCGGTGGGAATACTCTCAGAGCTGAGTTTCGGCGTGTAGTTACGATCCCGCTGTTTTATACCTACCCAGCCTACTTCTGGAAACCATTTTGCGGCGATAACGCACATTTGCGAAGAGCATTTATAAAGTTTTACCCGGAATATACCCCCAGCCAGATTTGAACTGACGACATCCCACTTGTAAGGAGGGCGCTCTACCACTGAGCTATAAGGGTGTTGTTTAAGTTAGGCCCGCCGGCAGGGAATCGAACCCTGTTTCTAACCCTTGTCAGGTTGTCTTTACCAATGGACTAACGGCGGATGTGGCCCCTTACGGGGGCTAGTCGTTCACACGGAAGGGGATTTTGCCAGGGCGACCCCAAACTTTCGGGCGGGAACGTTTAATGCAGTTAACCTAGCTGCACCCTTGGCGACTAGCTCAGAACTTGAAACCAGCTCCAACCGTCAGAACAGGGGAGTAACCCTTGTTGTTGTCACCGGAAGTTTCGTCCGTGTAGGAGGCGTTGGTAGTCGGGAACTTGAGGTCAGCGAACGCAGTCAGCGAGTTAGTAATCCGGCGCTCAAGGCCAACGGCCAGCACAACTTGTCCTTTCTCACCCACAGCCGACTGGAAGTTAGCTTCGGTATTGTTAACGAACGGCACTTGATATCCAGCACCCAGATACAGGTTAGTCGTGGAAACGCCAGCTTTACGAGCGAGGCTGAAGTCATAAGACAGCAGAGCGCCACCACCAGCGCCAAT